CATCCCACTGAGGTTTGTTATTTACGACTAACTTTAATTGGCTCACTGTACAGGTGCTCCACCAGTATTACCTGAGAAGCCCTGTTCTCCCGGCTGAGGGGCTGTACCAGTTCCTATAGTGCCACCCCCACTACCTTGGGTATCCTGAACCTGAACACCAGCAGGTGCTCCCTGTAGGCCACTTTGTGGTGGTACACCCGGTTGTGGTTCTGGTGCTGGTGGTGGATTAGCCTCTTGGAACTTCTTGAGTATCTCAGCTTGCACTGCAGCCTGTGTCATATTGTTCCCCACCTTATCAGGGTCAAGATCCATAGACTTAGCAATCTCACGTACAATGTAATCCATACGTGCAAATGGTGCTAGTGCAGGATTTTGTACAACCTGTAAGAACTGTAGTAAACGTTGACTACGTACTTCATTAGCCATCAGACTTTCAGTGCCACGAGCTTTTACTTCTAAGTCTCCTTTAATATCTGACTCAAAGTTAAACTGCATATTAAAATTAAAGAAAGCTTTGCCTAATGGTGCTAGTAAGTAGTCATCAATATTTTTAACTACATTACGGATAGAGCCGTTGGCAGCAGACATGAGCATAGAAATACCAGAAGCAGTACGACCCACTCCAGTAACGCCTGTCTGACCATGTGCGAAAGATGGGAAGCCAGTTGACTCATCAGATAATACCCTTGCCTTGTCAAACATCTGCATGTTTTCGTTAGATACGTTAGGAAACTTAGTACCAAAAATGGCTTGTCCGGGTGCACCGCCTTGTCTACGGAACACTTTTCCGGGGTACACAGACAAGTCCTGCCCCGGTACTAGATTAGTTTCGTCAATCTCAATAAGTAAGTTACCTGACAATGCAGCATTATCTACTGCCATTCTCATAAACCCATTCATTAGGGTTTGAGTATCATCCATGTTTTCTGCAATACCTACACCAAAGATGCTATAAGGGTTCATCTCATAGGGTGCTGCAAAGTATGGGATATATGCAGGGGTAAATGGATTCATTACTAAACGTAGTACCTGTCCATTACAGATCCAAGCATTTACACTTAATTGCTCTGCATCTTTTAAGTCATCAGGAATATCAATATCCTGCTCAACCAGTAATTCAGTATCTACAAAACCCCAGAACTCTAGAACTTCAAAACGTTGTGCTTGATCTTGTTCTGAGTTATCTTCCATTACATGTTCCCACCACTCTTTGTTGTAGGATTCACCAAGACGTAATGCATTATCAATTGCATTCTCACGGAAGTATGGACGATTTTTTAAACCACGTACTTGTGAACGTGACATTTTGTGACGTTCTACAATATACTCTGCTTCTTCCATAGTAGCTGCATCTGGATCTGGATAAAAATTCCATATAGATACAGAGCTAGTTTGTGGAATAGTCTTAAACATAGGAGAGTAATTACCCTCTTCATCCCAATTAGCATACTCTTTATCTATAGCAAATGGACCTTTCATAATACCAGTACCAAATAATGCTGACTCAAAAGCTGCAGCACGAAGATGTTTCTTAGCATGAGACTCTTCTAATTGGTCATGTATTTTCTTTTCCATTTTCTTTGCTGCAACTTCAGCAGGATGAAACTGTGGGGATGTAGGAGTTTTAGCAGGTCCGGGTTCTAAGTAATCCATAACTGGATCTAGGTTTGCTTTCATACCAGCAAGACGTTCTCTAAAGTCTTGGTATGTTTCACCGGGAAGTAACTCTGGCAAACTTTCATTTGCTTTTCGTTGATCAGCATTAGACTCAAAACTTACTGTGTCTTCAACTCCATCGGGAAGAACAGTGGGATCAATGGTAATAGGAAATTTATTACCACCAAACAGTACTTCTGCAATCTGACCATATGCAGCTAGTACTTTAGTTTTAGTTACTTTTACAAAAACTTGTGATTTTTCTGTGGAGCTAAATTGTACATCAGGGCCATATATACCACGATAGTTACGGTAAGCTTGAATCCAACGTTGCTCATCAAGTTCTCGTGCAGTTTCTGCTTTAGAATATTTTTCTTTAACAAACTGAACAATTTGTCCTGTTGCTGGATCGGAATAGTCTTCTTCTTTTACATCTTCAATGGATGAAGTTTCCTCCATGTCCATCATCATATCTTCAAATTCTTCTTCCATATTCTATCCTTAATATCCAAATTTTGCGTCTGAAACTTGAAACCCTGTACGATGGTTGTTTGCATCAAAGTCAAATAAACTACTTCGTGGTCTGGTCATTACACCATATCTTAGGGCATCGTATAAGTGGTCTTCAGCATGTGTATCTACATCTTCTGGATTATTTTTATCCAAAGGTAAGGCAGGTAGCTGAGAGATGGTATTAACACAATTGTTAAAAAATACCAATCTAGGTTCTTCTGTAAATTCGTCAATCTGTAATCGCCTATGTAATTCATTTTTACCTGCTACACGAGAGCCTTTGGACCTATCAGAAGGACGCCAACGGCAACCTTTCATAATCATCTGTTCAGCCAATGATGGCCCAGTATCACCACGATTATGCCATAAACTAGAATCCAAAACACCATAACGTATTTTCTCACCATCTTCAGCTTCTAGTATCCTATCTGCTAAATCTGTAGCAGTAACTTTAGATACATACATTTCTCTATATACAACTAATTGTTCTGCTGGAGTTACTGCAATCCACACAACTCCTGTGTGAGAACCGTATCCATAGTCACAAGCTCTAAACTTAGCCCAACTATTTGGTATATCGTAAGGTTCTATTACATGTTCTTTACGATTAAACTCTGGGAATGCTGCCCCTTCATTAATATCCCAATCACCTTCTAGCAACTGCCTACGTTGATGCTCAGGTAACGACAGAAGATTAGCTTCATACATACCATCTTCTGCTAGATAAGGATTATCGAATAGGGTAGCAGGGATAAACCTACGTCTAAATAAGGGTTGACCTTCTTTACTATGACCTTTAGGCCAACAAATAACTTCACCAGTGTCTGTATCCGTAGCCCAAAAAGTTTCATTAGGAGTATTAGGGTCAATGAAAGTTTTCTTTACCCATTGATGCCCCGGACCTCCGGGGTTGCTTGTTGCCCTCATGTATAAGGGTAGTCCACTGGCTTTGGTTGTCCGAAGTCGTGACCTCATATAATTCCAAGGATAGGGTGTAGGCCATTGCGTTAATTCGTCAAAACCGATCCAGTTGAATGCCTGACCTTGATATCTCATAACATCATCGTCACGATCTAAGTAAGACATCCAGAGTGTTGCTCCACTCGGAGCTACCCAAGTCTTATCTCTTTCCATAAACTTAATACCGGGAATTGCTTTGGGGTATAATTGTTTAGATACAGAGATAAGTTCTCTTAGTTCTTCAGTGCTTCTACGTACTAAAAGCATTCTAGCATTAGGGTTATTTAAATAACGTACAGGGTCAGCAACTAGACTATACGATTTACCACCACCTGCTGATCCACCATATAATACTTCCTGTTCAGTAGAAGCTAAGAACTCTGTCTGTGGACCGGGATTAGGTTCAAATATAACTTCTCTGGTATTAAATTCTTCTACTTGCTCAACCTGAAGAGACTCTGGTTTCTCTTCCACCAAGTCTTTCTTCTTCGAGCTTTTTCGCCTTTTCGAGGGCTTTTTTGTATTTTTCAGCAAGCTGGCGTTGGTTTGCAGCTTCTCTCTGACGTTTTCGTTCAATTTGAACTCTCTTCATTAAACCTACGTGAGATATATACCTACCTGATTCTTCACTTAACCAAGCAGCTACATCTCTGTAGCTATATTGTTTTAGGTATTTTTTACCTTCCTCTAAGAGATCTAACTCTTCTGGGATAGGTAATAGTATATCACAATCGTCAGGGTCTTGTCTATAGCCAAATGGAACTAACCTACCTACTCTTACAACTTTTCTCCACTCAAACTTTTCATTTGGTTTAGGAGCAGGTAATGTCCAAACTTTATCAATCTTCTTCATTTTTAGGTGGTAAAATAAACAAAGGGCTTGCTGCAGTTACTTCTACTTTATCTGATGCTTTAAACCCACTACGGTCTAATACATCTTTAGCTGCTGCCATTTTCTCTTTATTACCCAAATCAGTTGGGCTATCCATAATTTGTTTCATAGAGTAAGCAGCTTTAGTTGCACTTGCTGCAATAAACCGTTTAGTAAGATCTGCAATTTCATCCTGCAAAGAATTTACAATAGCTGAGGTTGCGACAGTCTCTGCATACCCAGCCATCTTTCTTGCTTGAGATAAATTACCTTGAGCTTCTTCAAATAGAACATCAAGAAACTTCTGTTGTTTTTCCGTTAGATTACGGCTCATTTGATTTTCCTATGCGGTTTTACTTTGGCTCTAACTTTCTTAGGTTGAGCCACAAACTGCTTACCCTTAGCAGTGCCTTTTCGTTTTGCTCGTGTTGTAGAGGCATACTCAGAAGCACTAAGAGACTTAATAGCTTTCTCAGGTAAATACCTTTCACCTGTTGCCTTTGGACCTTGCGTTGATGGCTTACCACTTTTGGTCCTCCACTTCTGCTTAGTCCAACTGGTTAGGCTTTTTTGACTCTTACTTTTTGGCATCGTGTTTTTTCTGTACAGCAAAGTTAGCAGTGAGAGATGCACCCTTATGAGGTACAAACTTATCTTTATGTTTCATTAGTTTTAAGCTACCATCTTTTTGCTTCATCCAATGATAACCTTTAGGTGCATCTACCTTCACTACTTATACCCCCCACCTTTTGCTTTGTATTGTTTTGCGACCATTTGGGCCTTCCTAGCTGACCACTGTCCGGGTGCTCCACCTTTGCCGCCAGCCTTAACGGATGCAACAAGACGTTTACGCATAGTAGGCTTAGTATAATTTCCTGCCGCATTAACTGTAGATTTTTTGCCTGATTTCGCCACGACTAATCCCCATGTCATGCAGTTCCTTGTCACTCAAGTTCATGAGTATCCAATAGTCTGCTCTTCGTTGTTGATTCTCTTGAATCTTTTTAAATATTTTCTTAAACATAGCACCACTCCTTTTATCTTGTGCAG